GACTTGCCGGAGCCGCCCTGCTGGACTCGCGGTATCATCGAATCCTCGTCGGCCCACGTGCCCGTTTCGGCGAGCGCGTTCAACAGCGTTTCGCCCACGTCCTGAATGACGATCTGCTGAATCGCCTGCCGCACGTCGTCGGCCTCGGCGGAAATGTCGATCTTCTGGCCGGGCTTGAAACTCTTGATGTCCTTCATGAGAAGGTCGCGCTTCAGCGCCAGCATGACATTGGCCGAGAGAGCCTTGTTATCGAAGAACAGGCGGCGGATGCCGTTGCGCATGAGTTGAACGTCCTCGGTATTGTCGGCGATTCCGATGCCGCCCTGGCCGTCGAAGTTGTCCTCCCACACGGCGCGGAAAACAGGACGGTCGTCGGCGCTGTCCAGTATCGCGACTCGTACCGCCGTTTCGCCGATCACGCCCACCAGCACTTCCACCATATCGCCCATCTTCTCGTCGTCCTCCCACTCGGACACGCTCCACAGCTTCAATTGCTTGGTCTCGCTGAAATCGTCCAGGGCCGACTTGGGAACGCGCCCCCAGTATTCGAGGTAGCGTAGGTTCTGCTTCCGGTTCGGCACGTCGCGAAGGGCGGGAGGCATTTCACTCGAAGAATCGTCCTGCACCATTTTAGCCGTTTCGTTGGCGAGGGCGCGGTTAAGTTCTTCCTCGATCACGCCCGGCTGGCCCTTGAGCATCTCCCTGATCTGGAATGCCGACAGCATCTGCCGATGAATGACGGCGTGGGCCTTGGTGATGTCCTTCTCTTCGTAGTCGGTAAAGATGTCCCACGGCGTGACGTAGTTCCACCAGGGCGCCTCGATTTCTTCAACGACCTTCTCGAATCGGGTGGACTGGCCGCTCGGTGACACGGTGTCGGCGATTGGCACATAGCGTTTCTGGCGGTGGATGCCGATGGAGCACTTGGCATAGGTCAGGCCGTAGATGGCGCCGGAAAGAAAATGCTGAATCATGGCGCGGTCGGCCTGGCACCAATCAAGCTGCTCAACGATCTTCGCCCGCATCTTCTCCATGCGCTGCTCGATGTCCTCGCGCTCCGCGTCGGGCAGTAGGTCGATGTCCTGGCACTCGAACGGCGAGGGCTTCAGGTCGAACGGTATCTTCCCGCCCTGGCAGTAGGCCGATACGCACAGGGCAACCGCCGACACAATCTTCTGCTTCGTGATCGCGTCGAACACCTGCGAACGCCAGCCCTCGGCCTCATCGTTCTTCCAGTAGCCGTTGTTCAGCCGGCGAAAGGCGTTGAGGTTCTTCTCCCACTTCTCGGAGAGGTCCTTACGATTCTGCTCGAAGTCTTTATACGTCTGAATGACGTAGTACGCCAGGCTGGTTATCTCGGCTTTGTCCATGTCGTCGCGGCTCCTGTGAAATTGCGTAAAGATATATTGCCGTTCCGCTAAAAGTCCAACAATCGCGAACTTAACGAGACAAACTCGCCAGCCCCGCCGATTCCTTGCGGCTTTCCCGGATTTTGAAGGACAACTCCTGTATGGCCTCTTCGATGGACAATCCCGACTTCCCGTAGATCGGCGTCCAGAAGTCGTGATCTAGCCGCGCCTGATAGCCGTGAATATTGTAGATGCTCACGTAATTAACCACCAGGCGGCGGCCCTTGTCCACCTCGGCTTGAATCAATTCCCATTCGATTGGAACGACTATCATATCTGGTTGCGTCCTTTACTTCTCGTTTACCACAATGACTTCGGTGCGCCGTATGACGCGAACAAGCGTGCCTGTCATGAGTTCATCCGTGTCGGGACTGCCTTTCCAGGTCACGTCTGTTGGGCACTTACAGAATTGCGGGTCATGTATCGGGGCGTCGGCGGGTTCAATCCAGCCGCATTCTTCAGAATGCCCGTCTGCATGTTTACTGCCCCATGCTTTGTCGCCTTTCATCACCATCACACCATGTTCAATTTTCATTTTTAATCTCTTGTAATTAAGTAGTTTTGCAAACATTATTTATTTCCTCCTGATTTTTCGATGACAATTTTAACAATAGCGGAAACAAGGTCGTCTAACTCAGACAAAGGTAAAAGCACTTGGCATCCACCGTGTGAACGTCGCACTATCCAAGGTTTAAAAACGGCGGCTACTAACCCAAGCGTTTTGTCTAAATGACACTTATGCTGGCCTTTGCTCATTTCTTCGTCCTTCTGAGTTGATTATCTCTTCTGCCTCTTCTATCACTTCGCGGCAATCGGCGGCGGCATGTACCACCAATGCTTCGGAATACGTCTGCCCGGTGTCGGGGTCGGAGAACAGCACCTTCGGGCCGCACCAGCAGTGCAGACCGTCAAGCTCGTGCTCTCTTTCGTCCTTCACCGGGTAGACGTGTATCGACATATCGCGCTCCTGCTTACGCGCCTTGGCTAAATCTCAAGCAATGCTGTTGCAATTTTTATTCTGTCGCACAAATCAATAAGATTGCGTGACGATGTGCCAAGCCGCTGTGCCACGGGACTTTCACCGCAAAATATCGGCGGTCGTATCCCTTCGCCATCATTCGGTTTCGGCTGTGCATTGTCGCGCATGACCGGTTCAATCGTGCGCAACAAATCCATAGTCGCTTCCACCAATGTTGCTATGATATTTTCGTGATCTTCCAACTGGATTCGTATGGGTGGTTCGGTTTGACTGCGATTTTCTTTGGTGCATACCATGTTCACTGCTGACATAATTCTGACTCCTTTTCTTTGACTGTGTGAAGTTAAGCCGGTCTCTCCCGGCTGTCACCGTCTTAGCGCTTCGTCTGGCGGCTAAACCCCATCCACGCTCCGGGCCTTCACGGTTTCCCCGGTGGTAGATGTTACGCCGACAGCTTGCACCCGCCGCGTGGGTCAGCAGCCAGCTTCACGCCCGGAACGAACGCCAGCGCCTCGGCAACGGCATACGAGCCGTCAGGATTCTTCTGCTGTGTCGTCACCTGAACGAGGCAACCGCCGGGAACCTCCATGGCCTTGCTTGACTTCATCCAGCCCTGGCTTTTGCTGGACGCCTTGCATAGGACACGCCACATGTCGCCGCCGACAATTTCCACGTCCGACACTTTCGCCGCCAGATCGGGGCCGCTGGTCACGGTCATATCCATTTCGGCTTGTGGTTCAAGTACCAGCGCGTAGTTTTTTTCATAGAACGCCTTGCCAATGTACCACTGATCTTTGTGATTGTCGCTGTTACGCGCAATCATGCCGCCAGCCTCCGGCGTGTCTTCGGCGTTTACAGAAATCCCCGTGAGGTCTTCTCCGGTAACATACGGGCGCATTTCCTGCACCGCCGTTTTCTGATGGGGAAGCCAGGCGTATACACCTTTGGGCTCTTCGTCTGACTGCACAACTTTAACCGCCGTCTTTTTCTTCGTCGCCATATTTCCATTCCTTATTTTGTGTGGTCATATTCACATTTTCGCGCAGTGACCACATAGCCGCGCTTTCAGCCTTCGCCGTAGGTCAGCTTCAGAATCAGGTCGCAGAAGTGCTTCGCCTTCTTAACGTCCTCGACTCCGCCCTTCGCCTGGTGGCGCGATAGGTACTTGATCGCGCAGCCTTCGAGGAACCCGATGCCGTTTGCATGGATGTACTCCACGGGCTGAATCTTCATCGACTTGTAGTGGCTCCCGCCCTCCTGGACCGCGAGTGGGTCGGCGGGGGTGGCGGGTTCTTTATTTGTCAGGTTCGGCGCGATACAGCGAAACGTTACTTCACACTTTTCGCATTCAACTTTACGGCCAATGAAATTGCCTTTCCACTGATACGACGTGTCACACTGCGGGCATGTCCATGTGGTTGTTTTTTCGTTGCTGTTTATCCTGGTGTTCACGTATCCCTGCACTAATTCAAGTGGCGTTGTCTGCGCGGTCTTCTCCGGCGGGGCCTCCGGCGGTGGAAGCGGTGCGAAAAGCTTGAACTTGCGTCGCTCTGGCGGAACTTCGACCGGCGGGTATTCAATCGGCGCGTTGCTGGGCGTCACGGTCGCGACTTCGCAGCACGTCAGGCAATTTTGACAACGATTGCTGGCGCCCGTGATCACATTGCCACAAGCCTTGCACACCGGCCTTGTATCGTGCCAGCCCTTGACTCTTAGCCATGCCTGATGAGCTTCGTAGTAAAACACTCCGCACTGCGGGCAGTATGGATACACTTTTTGATTGTATTGCACTTTGCAATTCGGGCAGTCCTTTTCCATCTCGCCCTTTTCCTGCGGGGCTTCGACTGTAGCATGATCTACCGGTTTCCATTCGGGATTAGATATACTGCCGCATCTTGTGCAAAGGTTCTGGAACTTGCCTATGTCTTCTTTGTTAATGTCACATCCGCACTTTTTGCAAATGGGGCCGTGGGCGGCATAGTCACTGCGTCGGCCCCATTCTTTTGATTCGATGTCCCAAAATGCGCCGCAAAGGCCACAAACGCTATAGTCGCCAAGCCTGTTTATCTTCCGAAGCACCTTGTCACAGTTCGGACACTTGATTTCATCATCTTTTAATTTGTCAGCCATCGTCTCGCCTCCGTTTATTGGTAGTATTGCTTCGCCACTATCGCCTTGCAGGTCTGCCCGCCGCCAAGGCTGACCTCGCCAAGATCGCCGTCCACGCCCACCGGTCGCCCCGCCTCGACTCGCGCCATGGACGCAACCGCCTCGTTCCCGGCGTTCACAAGCGGCACGAACCCGCCGCGTCCGGACAGGACGAATACCGTCTCGTTGTTCCCGATTCCGTGTGTCGTCAGTTTCCCGCAGTAGAGCATTGGATGATTCCTTTTCAAATTTCGATGAACACGTGCCACCAGACCAGCATCACGCGAATCTGCCAGTCGTCGATCTCGAACCCCAGGCACCGGGGCCAGCGGCCAAGCGAGACGCAGACAACGCCACGGCTGCCGCACACAAACTTCGACTTGATGCCCCAGATGATGTCCGAG